TGGATATGCTATAATATGAATGAATACAACGATTGTGATCCAACGTTGGTTCCTATTCCACTTGGTAATTTAGCGGTATGAATGGAGCATCACTTATTGTAGATTACTCAGAACTGGAGGTGTTGCAAACCGCCCTCCAGAAGTTGTCTAAATCTGATAGCACAGATCCAAAAATTACTGTGCTATATGATAAAGTTGTTTCTATTATGGAAACAATCGAACTTCAAGAACTCTATCGCAACGATCCCCGCAATGACTAAAACTGAGCAACAGTATTGGCAGGAAATTGCCACCGATTTTTGGAAAGAAATTGAAAAGGAAGCGGAAGAACTTGAGGTAACAGTAGACTACTACATCGAGGAGTTTTTCACATCATGACTAATGAACAAAAGTACAAAGTTATTATCGAAGAAACCAATGGTTGGTTTACTTACGATAAAAATGCACAAAATCTTACCCGTGCAGAGGGTATTAAATGGGTAGATGATGCCATGAGAGATGGTATTTCCCCTGATAGATTAAGAGTTGTTAGGCAAGAGTGGGGAACATGATTGGAAATCTTGAACCTGAGGAACATGTTATGGATGACAATGTAATGTATCCTAGTGGAATGTTAGGGCAACTTAGTATTGCTCTAGAAAAAATGGGATGGGACTATGGTGATAATGTTGCCGTAGAGATTGCAGGAACCTCAATTTATGAAATTGAAGGTGCTGGTACTAAATGGGCACCTAATAAAGGTACTCGTAAATACAATAAAGATGCTTTTATTGTGATTAAGAATCTTGATCGCAATCCTACTGTTTCAAGTGTACCTAATCCAGAACTTAAGGGACATCATCTTAAGTCAGAGAAGGAACTTGCTGCTGAATTAAAAAAAAGTGATGATGCCAAAGGATATGAGACATACAGCAAATGATTATGATATGCTAGTAGATTTTGCTAGTCATTATCAGCGTGGAAATGTATGGAGAGTCGAAGTAGAACTTTCTATGAAAGGTGCTATTGATGAACCAGAATACATTTACACTGTGGCAGTTGATGTAGTGGCACCTAACAGAGATCTGGCGCAGTATATTGTGACTACAATGTATCCAGAGTACGAAAGTATTTCAATTCCCGATGAATCTGAATCTGCCTGACAATTTTCCCCACAAACCACCTTCAAACTATTCCTATGAAGTCACACAACACAACAGGAATGTTCTTTCTATTTGGTTACGGGATCATCGTAAGTATTCTTACACTAATGATGATGTTCGGACTATTTGGGGATTCTATGACTCAAAAAAACGAAAATACTTTGCTCCAATCAATCACAAAAAAATAGGACAATCAGTAGATATTGCTAACACTCGCCCCTATACTTCTATGCAATTAAATCTTAACCCATTAGAGGCAGCATTTTGTGTATAAACCTCAAGTAGATGATTATGTCAAATGGAGACATTTAGAAGGATGGGTATATTTTGTTGATCATGAATACTTTACTATTGAAATTGGGGTTAAAAATAAAAGCGAAGAATCTTACAGAGATTCACCTATACATCGAAAACATCATTGTCTTGTTGTTTGTCACAACTATTATTGGAATGAGGTAGAATATATTTCTAATCGCAGAAATGATGAAGACACCTACAAATCGCAAGAAGGTAGGTATTTGGACACTCAGTAAATTATCATGATTAAGTATCAAGTTTCGTACAAAAAACCAAAGAAAAAAGGTTATGCCTGTCACAAAGCAGTCTTCTATAAGATTGAAGATGCAATGTTCTGGGAGGAACATGTAAAGAATAACCTGGAGGGCAGGGACATTCAACTAACTGTCCACTAGGTTGACAAAGCACCCCAATCTCCTGTATATTAAAGAAGTTGAGAGGCAAAACAATAAGTGAGATCGACAAACTGATCTCCGCCATCTCAACTGCGGTGCTCCCCTTTGCTGGTTTCAGGAGTAGCGGCGATAGGAAATCAGCACACTATTTGTTTATTTTATTGTCATGTTTTTCGATTTCACTGACACTCCTCAAATTGAAGAAGTTCTTTATATGAATGATGAATCCATTGATCAATTTCTTGATGAGCAGGGTGATATTATTGGAATGAATGTTGAGTGTAATGAAATGGAAACTAATATGACTGTGTAAGTATCAACTTTCATACATACCTTTGGTATGGTTGTTCTGGAAACTCTAACAATCTCTAGAACACATTAAAGGCATCCCGACTAAATAGGGGTGCCTTATTTGTTTTTATGACGCCTCACAAATACGATCACATACTAATCCATCGAAATCCTTACAATAACAAACCACATACAGTAGAATACATAGATCCTAAATTTATACAAACACGAATCTATTTTAAGTGTGAGAGTGAATACTTTAGGAAAAAGAAGAAGACAATTAAATAAGTGTCACAATGGGGTTGTCAAACCCCTTTTTTTATGTCATCATGTAATTATGAAAAATCTTCACATCCAACACCCCGAAGATTCCATTCTTTCGGGTGATCTCACCGTTCTCGATTGGTTCCTCACTCCTTCACATCTTTCTGTGAAAATTGACGGTTCTCCTGCTATTGTATGGGGAACTAATCCTGCGACAGGTAATCATTTTGTAGGCACTAAATCAGTGTTCAACAAAGTAAAAATCAAAATCAATGAATCTCATGAAGACATTGATAATAACCACACCGGAGAAGTTGCTAAGATTCTCCACGCTTGTTTTGATTATCTTCCTTTCACGGATAATGTTATCCAAGGTGATTTTATTGGTTTCGGTGGGGATGATACTTTCACTCCTAATACACTCACTTACATATTTGACGAGATTGTAACTGAAAATATCATTATTGCTCCACATACTTTATATCAGTGTGAGAATGATTTACGGGATGCTGTTGCTTATCCCATGGAGTATTTCAACATTCCTAGCACTGAATATGTAAAAATAGTGCAACCAAAATGTTGGGAAGCAGATGAAGATTTTGATGAGATTGTTGGTTTTGCCCGACAAATGGCGCAGTTAGTAACATTTGTTGATGAGAAAGAGGCAGCAAAACTTAGGATTGAATTGAATAAATGTATCCGCGAAGGTATTGACGTGGTGCCAGATACTTTTGACAATTCTATGCTTATTTCTTTCTGGTTCTTGATTAAATCTATCAAAGACGACATGTTATTCATGTGTCGTAATAATGGCCCTAAAGTATACATTGGCAAAAAACAATGTGAGGGCGAAGGTTATGTTCGGAGCAATGAATATGGACTTTATAAATTAGTCAATCGTTATGAATTTTCTAGGGCAAACTTTAACAATATGAAAGCATGGGGACAGTCCTGATAGTGTCCACCAGAGGCACTCAGGAGCGCCTCTAACCTGTATATTAAAAGAGTCAAAGGAAATCCACCATGACTACTGAATTTGCTGACTTCGCTGCTACTCAAGATGCACGGAATGACATTCAACTCAACGTGCGTAAGTACACATTGATGTTGTGTGATGCTCTCCAGATGGATTTCAACAAGAAGGGACACACTCTCGAATATAAGTTCTACATCGAAAGTGGTAGAAAGTATCACAAAGTTGTGATGGAAGTTGAGAACGGATCTCGCAGTGTTCACGCTTTCGTTGATAAGAAGACTGGCGAAGTTTACAAACCTGCATCATTCAAAGCACCTGCAAAGGGTGTTCGTTATAATCTTCTGATGATTGAGTCTCGTGAAGAATGTTTTGCCCGTGCAGATTGGGCAGGAAGTTATCTTTATGTTCGCTGATACTAATCGCCAACTCCGCAAACTTTCTATCAGAAAAATGAACTATCGCGTTACCTCAATCAACATCGACTTTGAAGATGATAACTTTGAGTTATCACCAATCGAGCAACAAAATGTTATCGATGACGTAATGTCTACTACTTGGGAAGCATGTGACGGTGATGATCTTGTAGAAGAGATTACTGCTGCCACAGGATTTTGCATCAATTCTATTGACTATTGCTACGTTCTAAAATGACTAAAACTCAAATTCTCAAAGTTATCAAGGAAACTGCTGCTCCTCATAAACTTGATCGA